TAGATTTAATGGTTCACCATCCATATCTGTTCCTACTTCAAGTTCTACCCCGGTAAATCCTACACTGATACGTAGCTCTGCCCAAAACTTACGCACGTAACGAGACCACTCTCTATCTTCAGGACCTACGTCTAGTAGAGTTCTAAGATATTTTGTCTCTGTTTCCGTGTCTGTAAATCCTCGGATAGGTTGACGGTTAACAAATACACTTGATAGTTTAACAACTGCTTCAGCTCTGATTTCCTTTGGAAGGTGGCTAGCAATTTCTTTTCTTCGGAGATATACCTTTTTGGTACCGAAGTCTTCTGGAGTTTTTGTCTCGACTGTCTCCTCTTTAGCCGCTGCTTTAGGTGCAGGCCCCTTTTTTGTACGTGTTGTCATAGTTCTTTCTAGTTAAGGTTTTCAGGGTGAAAAGAATAACTCACCTGAAAGTAGAAGTAGGAAGGGAGATTGCTCTCCCCTCCTTTATCTACAGTTATATTACGATGCAATGCACTCGATATCGAGGCTAGTATCGAATCGGCTCAGGCAAACTGCGCCTGTTTTCAACATGTGAACAGAAGCACCATCCACGTCAGATGCACGTGAAGTATTAGAATCGAATCCTTTAGGTACTACTGATCCAGGTACACACCATCTTAGATGCTCACGGCCTTTCTTAGAAATCATTTTCAAGTTAGCCTGACCATCGTAGTTAGACTGGTCTACAAATACCATTCTGTAAGACTCCAAAGAGTATCCTGTCACTGGGTGAAGGTCTCTTGCACGAGCTACAGGACCGTGGTCAAACAATGGCATTTTAACTACATTGACAGCGTGTCCATCGATGTGCTCATAACGCTTGAAGTATCCTGTAAGTCCAAGATTTCTTCCTGATCCGTTGATGAACTCGGTAGTTGCACTTGCTTGCCATGTGTTAGCTCCGAAGAAATTTTTCAGTGCAGAGTCAAACTCACGCATACCACCTGTACCAGTGTAAAGAGTAACTTGCTTTTGGTTAGCATCAGTCATTCCGTAGAATAGGTCACCAATAATGTTCAAAAGCTGAGTCTCTGTAAGAGAAGAGTAAGTCTCACGGTTAATGATCTGCTCAAGAAGTCCAGGTCCTACAACTACAGGCTGTCCATTCTCATCACGCATGTTAACAACACCGTCGTCACCATACGTACGCTGACCATACCAGTACATCATCTCACACTCTTCTTTAAACTCAAGCATGTGTTGGTACTCTTCATAATCCATCCAAAGCTTAGTAGTACCGCCTCCTTTCTTAGGTAGAGAGAACTCAGCTACAAAGTCTTTAGCGTTTCCAGACATGTGGTAAGACTTACGTACAGTAGTAAGCTTGTTACGAACAAGTCCAGGTGCTTGCCAGTTAGAAGCATTTCCACGAGAGAAATCAACTCCTACAGGAGCAAACAATTGAGCCCAAAGATCTCCTGCAGTAAAACCAGTGGTCAATACTGTAGCAGCTGTAGGGCTTACAAGTTGTAGGGTGTATACCCATCCCTGTCCTGTGTTAGAAGGTACAGGCTCACGCATGATACGTGCCTGCTCTCCAGCTCCGTTTACAAGAACGTAAGGGTGAACAAACCACTTATCTGGAAAAGTAAGCTCGAAAGTTGAGCCTCCTTGTCCAAGGTTTGCACCTCCGTTAGTAACGGCTACAGGTCGGGTCATTAGTTTACGAGTGGCTACTCGATACTCATACTCAAGCCGGTCAATAGACTGTACGTTTCCAACACCTTCAGACATGAAAGTAAGTGGGAATCGTAGGTCGTCTTTACCTGCGAGGTGAGTTACAATCGGAGATAACTCCGTTGGTTTTGACAAGAATGCGTTAGCCAGACTGTTCATGTCTGTCATCTGCGCATCATTGAAAGTTGTTCGTACGACGGAAATATTAGTTCCGCCATTTGATGGTCCATTAATCATTTTTTCTCAATTTAAGGGTCGGAGATCAGCCTCCTAGATTAGAAAAGTCAAGGTCGATAGACTCCAAGTTATTATTAGAACTATTACTTGCAGTTCTTACGCTCTTGGCTCTCTTACTATTATTTTCTAATTTTTCTTTTAGGGTTTTAGCAGCTTTAGTGCTTGCTTTCTTCCCAATAAATTTATCTAGATCAAAACCTTTAAACATCAAAAAGTCTATTGCAAGTTTTTGATCTAGCTCTGCTCTATAAAAGTCTAAATCCCTTTGCGTGTTACCTTCTGAATCAATAGGTTTTGATATGTAGTCAAAAAACTTTGACTTATCTCTTTGAGATATAGGTATACCTGAAAGATCAGATGCATCAGATATAGTGTTGTTTACATTTTCCCACATCTCTCTTGTCTGCTGTTGTTGCTGTGCATATGCCTGACGTTGCTGATCAAGTGTAGCTTGTCTTTGTGCAGCCTGCGCATCAGAAAGAGCTTTTTTAGCTGCTTCTGCTTTAGCTTTTAAAGTACCTTTATCTTCATAGGATTCTATCATATCTCCAATAAAATCCTTTTCTGTACCTCTTGCTATAAGATAGTCTTCAAGGATTCTTTTTTGAGAGTCTGTATCTTCCTCTTTAAGTTCTACTCTAGAGTAATCTATTTCCGGAGTAAAAGCCCTCATGAACTCATTTGGGTCTCCTCCTTGTTGTACATACTCTAAATGTTTCTGTACAGTAGGAAATCTTTCAAATAGATTATCTAATGTTTCTACTGCAAGTTTTTCAGATATTGTCTGAGTGAGCTTAGTAAGTCCTTCAGTCGTATCTTCAAATTCTTCATCAATGTCATCATATCCAAATTTTTGAATGATTTCTTCTACAATCGTAGTTTCTGTATCTTCAGTAGTATCCTCTACATCTTCTACAGGTTCTTCTTTAACTTCAGCTACAGGTTCTTCTTTTTTATCTTCAAGTTCTTCCTCTAGCTCTTTTTTCTCTTCTTCAGAGTCAATATCTGCAGGTATAATATCTGCAGCGGGTTCTTGTGTTTCCACAGCTTCTTTCTTAGCAGGCTCTTCCCTTACCGGCTCAGGTGACAGAATATCATCGATTTCAATATCTATCGGCTGTATTTGCTCTTTATTCATATTACAAAATTAATTTGACTATTTTATTATAGCCAATAATATTCTTTTTTAAAAGTGTAGTTATAATATAGCATTATTCGTCTTCATTTCTATTTGCATACCTATAAATTGCGGCAGATCCTAGAACAGAAGTACCGGCTCCAAGTCCTTTAACTCCTCTTTTAATATTTTCAGGATTACGTTTTATCCAAGCATCAATTTCATCTTCAGCTCTTTTTAATCCTTTTGATTCAAATTTAGCATCTGCAAAAATTAAAGGTACTTCAACATCAGTAGTTCCATAGTCAGTAGTTTTAACTCTAGCCATAGGTATTTTTGACCCATGCTTTTTATTAAGGGCACGTATCTTCTCGTTTATCATTTCAACCGTTGATTCGGCACCATGTGTTATAACTTTTCCTTGGTCATTTACAATATCTCCTAATTGATTGGGATTGTATCCAGCTTGAAGTTCTCCTTTAACTACTCTATTAGGTCCCTGATACCCTGAGCCACCCCATCCAAATGAATTTAATGGTACAAATGTTCCAGAGTTTTTTACTTTAAATTTATCTGCCATTGAACCAGTTAAAGCTCTTAGTACTAAAGGAAAAGAGTCAGTTGACATACTTGCATCTTGAAATCTTGATCCAGGAACAGAGCTTACTTTGTTCATAGTTTTTCTAATTTCCCTCATAGCATATTTTATTCCAGTAGGGTCTTCAGGAGGATAAGTAGGTAAGATTGCATGAACGTCAGAATCTCCTCCCATAACCTTTGTTTCTTGAGCCATTCTATATTCTCTTCTAGGACTAAAATTTCTAACGTAATCAGCAGCATTTGATGCTAATTTTTTTATTCCTTTTTTAGTACTTAAGGATTGTGCTAAGTTTCGGACTTTAGGATTAGAATCTAGTTTTTCTATACCTGTACCAGAAACTCGAAAATCTCCTGGAATGTCTTGGTATCTCATAGATTCTCCTGAAAAAGGATTATCTATTCTAGTAGTTTCTTTACCAAAAGGGCCTTCAAACTCTCTTAAAGTTGCATTGGTTTGTCTTATTCGGTCTGCACTTCTATTTGTACCTACCGATACAGTTGGCTGTCGATATACCTCATAATACCCGTCACGGTCTCGCCCGATATACTCAATCATTTCACCTCTGTTTTGAGGATTTGCTTTTCGTGCAATTCCTTCAGGTAAAAGACCTCTGTCAGTTACTCCTGATGCAATTCCTCTACTTCCTTGTACTCGTATCCCTCCTTCATTTGCTAGTCTTCTAAGCTCATAAGCCTGGTCTGCAGCTTCCTCTCTTAGAGCATCAATTTGATATTGAACATCCTGACTCATATAACCATTTCCCATCATTTCGTCAGCCTCTATAATATCTATCTGCTGTTCGACAAGATCTCGGTCCCGCGTAATTTGATCTTCTAATTCCGATCTACTTACAGTTCTATTAATATCTATATCTTGTGCAGTTATAGGATTGCCTTCTAAATCAAGTCTTTGTCGAGTTAAACCAGCTTTATCTAGAACTTTTTTTCCAAAACCTTTTGTTTTTTTTACAAGAGGCTCTGCAAACTTTTTTACAGCAGCCCCTGACACACCAGGAATTACAAATCCTGCTCCGTACATAGCAGCATCTCCATAGTTTCCTTTACTAAGATGATAGCCTACACTTTGGGCATCCATAGCTTCTCCAGAAAAAGGTGCATATGCAAGAGCATTTGTAGGATCATCTCTATACTCTTGCATTTTATCTTCAGCACTTTTAGAGTATAAAAGATCTCTAGCAAAATTTTCAACTTCCTGTTGACGGTTTCTTCTATTTAAAGAATTAGCTTTTTGAGCTTCTTCGGCATCTGCAAGAATTTGAGCATAAGATCTTTTTGGTCTAACAACAACTTCTGGTAGCATATTAGCAGCTTCATATACCTGTTCGCCATCTAAGGTGTTTTCAGGGTCTATATTTACAAGCCCTGCTTTTTGATATCTATGTAATCCTCTATACATGTCTACGATCCTATATTGATAATACTTTGTCTTGAAGAGGGATCTCCAGGATCACTTCCTAAGTACTGCGCTAAGTTTCTAGCTGTTTGGTATGCATTGTCACTTTTAGATTTTTCCCAAGCTTCTTTAAATCCTACATCTTCAGATTCTTCTATACCGTAAGATCCAGGATTAAAATCATATCTGTCTACAACTAATGTATCTGAAGGTAATCCCTCAAATGATGGAGTGATAACTATATCTGTAGCTCCTATAGTGCTCTGCATTTGTGTAGCAGGATCTGAAAGTATGTTTTTAATAGCCTCTTTGTTTCCTATGTCTCCTCTATAAGCTTCATTTACATCTATAGCCCCTTCTTTTTTATAGTCTGGATAGTCAATATACCTTCTACCAGAAGCAAGGGCTTCTTTTGCAGCTCTATTCAACACTGCAAGTTGTTCTGAAGTTATATCTCTTTCAGACATGGGGCTTGGACGAGTTTCTAATCCTGTGAATTTGTTAAACTGCTTTCTGGCTACATCTCCTATTAAACTTGTTATAGCTCCAGTTTTATTGCTTAAAGCAGGACCCCCAGAGTACTCTCTTTGAAATCTTCTATAAGCTTTTTCAGTTTCAGGTCCCCATACTCCTTCTGTACTAAGATTCAATTCAGGATATATGTTATTTAAAGCTCTTTGCAAAGCCTCTATGTTTTGACCTGATGATATCATAGCTTTAGCCTCTCCTCCTTCTCCTACCATACCGGCAAGTTGGTATTTAGGTAATATAGGTTTAGGAGTAAGAAGTCTTTTAGCCTCTTCAGGGTTATCTTGGTATATATCTTGAACAGCGTCACCTCTGTTTACTGTATTTGGAATATGTCTGGCTCCTTTATTCCACATCTCTGCAAGGAAATATTTTGCAGGTTTACTGCTTCTTTTTGCGAGGTTAAAAACTTTAGCTCCTGAAGCTAATTTACCAGCTAAAGGAACTGCTCCAAACATATCTAAACCTTCTTCTATAGTAGGAAGTGTTCTACCTGATTTTTTCCAAGATTGTCTAGCTTGATAAGCATCATCCCAGGAAAGAACTCCTGATGGATCAACTATTTCTGCAATATTTTCTACTAGAGAATTATCTCTTTTAAAGGTGCTGTCAAAAAGTTGATCTTTAAATGTCTTAGGTTCTGGCCGTTTATATCCACTACTTTGACTTAAAGATTGTGTAGAAGTGCTTTTAGGTTGAGATTTACGAGGAAATACGACTTTATTAAACGCTTCTCCTACTCCTACTATAGGATCAGTTTCTCCTCCGTTTTTGTATCTTGGAACATACTGCAGCTGATCTTTTCCAAAGTAACCTTCAGGATTGACTACAGCTTTAACATCTGGATTAAGCATCATACTTATGTACTCTTTATGAGCAGTAGGATGCTTTTTAGATTTTAACCACATACCAGTTTCGTGGTCTACACTGTGTAAATGACCTGACTTGTCACGAGTATATCCAAGCTCTTTGGCTCTCTTTAAGTTGTAATACTCACCACCCTTTTGAAACTTATCAAGGGGCTTAACGTACTTTTTAATGTCATCTAGACTAGATGCACGTAACTTAGATGGAAGAATGCCTCTAGGTTTTTTCTTTCTCATCTCTTTCTGTTTTTTCTGTACAGATCTATTTTCTCAGAGAAAGATAACTCTTCTTTGGCCTTGCCTCCGAATTTGTATTGTGTAGGGTTTTCTATAACCGTACTTACTTTAGGTCCCATAGGTATGCTTTCTATACCTGGAGGTACTGCCTCGTAAGATCTTACAAGTCCTCCCTGATCATCAAACCCTTGTATATCTATAGGGTAGTCCATACCCATAGTATTAAAATCCTGTCCCTGTGTGTCAGGAAATATCATAGGTCTTGGAGGTCCCTGTGTAAGACCTATTTGCTGTTCCATAGCTGTAGATGCAACTTCTGCTCCAGATTCTATCATAGCATCTTCTTGCATAGCCGCAGCTTCTTCAGTCATTATAAGCTCTGTAATGCTGCCTTGATAATTGTCAGCATAAGCTTGCTTCATTATATCAATAGGTGAGATCATTACTTGCTTCCTTTATCTTTTTTTCTAGATATCTCTTCTTTAGCTCTATTGGATCTTTCTGTTTCAGCGATCTGCCGTTCTTTAAGATCGTTCGATCTATCCTGTACATGTGTATCTACAGGCTCTGGAGGTAATGGTTCAGGATGAGTGATCATAGCTACATCTATTCTATTTTTTCTATCTAGCTCTTTATTAAGGTTTTCATCATTCCTTTCCCTCTCTTTCATTTCCATTTCTGCAGCTCTAGCTTCTTGCTCTGCCTGTCCTTGTGCAGCTTCAAGTTCTTGACGCATTTTTTCTGCTTGCTTGATCTTATCCTTCATCATAACGAAGTTTTCAGAATCAACTATATCTGCTACTGTACTTGCAGGTGTACCATTCTGCAGCATACCCATACCGAACTCTCTCATAAGATTCAGTTTCTCAAGCTCTTTAGTAGCATCCGATACAAATATCCCTAGATCAGCTTCAAGATAAGGGAGGGGGTCTATAGCAAAGAACTCAACTGTACCGTCAGGCATTACATACTGTGCCTGCTTTCCTGTTATCCATGCTTCTTTAGAGTAGTCAAGAAGTGCTTGTAGGTCTCTCTGTTCTACACCGGCAAACTTCCTGTACAGGTCTTCAGTTGTATGAGCACTCTGTACAATTGCTTGCTGGCTTGTAGCCTTACCGTCATATTGGGACATTCCACCCATTCTTTGACGATTTACTCCAGACACTCTTTCCCACTCCATCTGTATAGAGTTCAATAACTCTACATACATACCCATTGTCTTCATTGACAGGTCAAGTACGGATTGATGCTGCGGACTCAGTTTTACTCCTTCTTTGTTGTAGTCTATCCATGCAATTCCGGTACCTTCTACATAGTACATGAACTTGTCCATATCCCATTTTTTAGGAATCATGTTTATATCAAGCTGTGCAATTATGTCTTTTGACCTGGCAATAGCCAATTCCAATCGATATTTGTATACGTTATAGTTAAGCTGATAAGGTATACCAAGCATTACTAACGAGATGTTATTGGTATTTATATCAGAGTATCTACGTCCGTTTATAGGGAGTTTGTTTTTAGAAGGATTATTGATAGACATCCTTTGATTGTCAAAAGGACGCATGTTTATGTAGATATCCTCTCCTATGCACACACCTTGATACACAAGGTTATGCCACTCCCATTCCATTTTTGCTCCAAGTTCTTTTAGTTCTGGAGGTAGTCTATATCCGTCTTCTACTTCAAACATCTCCATGTCTCCTGTTTCAGGATCAAAGTAGGATACGAATCCTGTTCTTTGCATAGACTGCCAGTACAGTATACGTACTCTTACAAGTCTATCTCTAAGGTCATCGTACCTATCAATGTAAGTAGAGTCATAGATAAAGCTACCTGTACCTGCGCTTTGAAATACCTGATCTATCTGATCTGGTTTAAGATCTCTACCAAAAGCTTCAATTACAGATGATGGGTGCATGTATTTAGTTACCATTGCCCAATCTCCATCTTCTACGTAGTCTAGATCCGGATCAAGATCAAAGTCTACATCTAATGGGTTCAGTACATCGTAAAATACTTCTCCGTTTCTTACTCCTCTTTCTGTATAGCATTCTCCCGATACAAGAAAATGAAACCATGCTTTTTGCAGTTTTTCATGAACCTTGCAATCTTGCATAATATAGTTCATGCCTTTCTGTCCTAAAATGGCTCTTGTATCTATATAGCTCCTTTCAAACATGTTTGCTAGTTCTTCAGGGAGCTGCGGTTGCTCTTGACTTGGAACGCCTGTCTCTATACCCATAGCATTTACCTCATTTACAAAGGCCTGCTTCATGGCTTCTAAAACTGCGGCTTTCTTTTCTTCTTCCATACGGGAAACGGAGTCCGAATTTTGTACGGTCACTGAGTAGTTCAATGGACGTTTAGCTTTTTCCCCCAGAAGTAGGTCTACGATAGGTTTGATAAGGGGATAGTTGCGCATTTTTGAAGGGAAGTTCTTACGGGCTTTGCCATAAGGCTGCACAACATAGCGATAGTCGTCATCATGGATCACCCCATTGTAGTAATCATACAATTTCCGGAGCTCCTCTTTCCTGTTGGTTCTTCCAAAGTCAGCTAGAGAAAAATAGGCTTCCATTGTATTGATGGCCCATTCTCTGGTTTTTCTTGACTGTGGTATACGTTGGTTTGGGATTTCGCTGTACATTCCTACAAAGTTACTTGTTACCGTTTATAGCTTTGAATATAATTATATTTTAGCTGCCTATATATAATAGCACACTATCCATACTGTTGATCGAACCAATCATCTATAGATCTATCGCCTATGACTTCCGATACTTCAGAGTTATAAAGTTCTTGTGAATGGTACATTCCTATCATAAACGCCATTACTCTATCGAAGTTTCCTTTATGATTAAACTTTATAAGTTCCTGGAGTAATGCCGGATCATAGATCCTATGCACATTATATAGCGTATTTCCATCTATATCTTTACCTCTAGGTGTCTGTAACCAATCTCGTATGTATAGTTCTCCTTGACGTTTACGTGCTTCGGTCATGTGCATACCGTAGTTACGTTTTACAGTTCTAGACTGCAGTTCTTTCTTTTGCAGCATTTCAAACTCCTCTTGTAAAAAATGCAGTTTCCTAAATCTTTTAGCAAAACCTATTACATCGCCACGGTCATTTTCAAAACCTATCTTAGCATTATAATACTGTGCAAGTAAAAACATAGTATTGTTATAATCATCTTGAGAATTAGGTCTACCTACATAAGATGCTACGATTATATCGTCGGGTTTAGAAACATTATTTACCCTTTTAATAACATATGCAGCTCCTAACGATCTTGAATCACTTGATTGATTTTGTCCATAAGGGTCATGACACAGGAAGTACATAAGGTTAGGGACTTTACCTTCTACAGTGTAAGGAGTCTCATATACTACAACAGATCCTTTTATGTCATCTCCTTTTCTATGCGGATACTTAACTATCGGTTTAGCATCTCCGTCTGGTTTAAATACTACTTCACCTTTTGTACCTAAAGTAAGATTGCCGGCTGTACCAAGTACATGCAATGCTTTTGCACGAACCTTATTATACTGCTCTTGTAACATAGCAAGATCAAATAGATTACTTGATACCTGTAGTGTAGCTTCTGCAGGACAGAAAGGATGTTCAGCTAGGTATTGATCGTAAGCACTTGCATCATTACCCCCTCTTTTCTTTTCTCTTTCTCTTGCTTCAAACTCTTTAGCCTCTTCTATAAGTGAATTTCCGTCATCATCTATAAAACCGTCTAAGATCTCATAAATAGGTACAAAATATCCGCATTTAGTCCCCTGGAGTCCTTCATCCCATTCGTTTTCAAACTCTAAGCAGTCATAGGTGTCAGGGTGATAGAATAGTTCTTCCAATGCTTCAAACCCTTCTCCCTCTGTACCACCTGTACCAAAAGCTATCATAGTACCAAGAGTTTTAGAACCCTGTCGCATAGTAGGCATGGCCATACCCCATGCTTCTAGTAATCCAGGAAATGCACCGGCCTCTTCAAAGAATATGAGTTCACCCGCTTTACCTCTTACTTTATCAGGGTCATCTTTCAAAGATACTCCTGCTATAGATGATTGTGTACCTGCTTCTATAAACTGCCCACCTACTTTCTTTTTATACCCCGATGTTTTAGCCATAGCCGTATCTAACAGTCTAGGTTGGGTCCATGCAGTGTTACCGTCTATAAAGTTTACGATCTCCCAGGTCTTTGTAAGGATAGCGTCGACTCCTGTCAAGTATTCTTTCATACCTGCAAATACAAAGTTCTTAGAACCTTTCATAAGGAAGTAATTCCTTGCAAGCATAGATGCAGCTTTGTACGAATAACCTTTACGACGTGCCTTTAGCACAACCATGTGTTTATCCTCATTCCTGCATCTTTCCAGGTTTGTAAAATACTCGTAGTCGTTATCGTAGAATCTAGGCCAGTACTGCTTTCTTATAGGTCTTGTCGTACCATCAGGAAGGATTTCATCTTTTACTACTTTGATACGGCAGTAGTTAAGATAGAAGTAGTGAAACCCTGAAATTTTTATATCTCCTTCAGGAGTTGTATATCCGTACAGACATCTATCTCTTTCCCTATCCCAAAAATCGTAGTATGCTTTAGTTCCTTTTGGTGCAGATGTATAGAATCCGTTCTTGTCAAAGTAGTTGGCTGCAGGAGATAGTCTATATGTATCTTTGAACTTACTCACTGTATCTATCTACTTGTACTCCACCCCATGTGTCGCTTACCTCTGATTCTTTACGTACTGCCTCCTCCAGATCCTTTAATCCGTTAGTAGTTTTCCCCATTGTTTCAAGGATACGTACATGTTTTGTAGGATCGTAATCTTCATCTGTAATATCGATAGCTTCTAACCACTGTTTTAAAAATGCAATAGAACTTCTTGCTGCTTTAAGTAATGACATTGCAGATGTATCGTGTCTGTTATACTCTTCCATAGCCGCAGTTACATATTTGTCTACTTTGTAGTTTTTACCGAACACTGCTTTGCATACTTCTTCATGCTTTTGATTTTTATCATATGCACTGTATATAGAATGTACATCACACATAAAATACACGTATGAAAGCCTTTTTACAGCCTCTTCTTGAGTAAAATTATCTACAATATCTTTGTACTCTTTTATTGTAAGGCAGTAAGCTGTAGGTTCAACTTTTAAATTATCCTTTGTCTGAAGAAGACTTTCTCTTAGCATCGGTTACGTATTTTACTCTATTTTTATTTACTTTAAATAGTCCAAAAAAAGGCAACCTTATAGATTCAAGGTTACCTTCAGACATGGTTTTAGCTACAAGCTTAAACTGAGAGTTGACTATCTTCTCTACTTCATTAAGTGGAAGATCATGCTCAGTCGCTAGCAGTTGTATCAGTTTTTTCTTCTCCCCCATTTGTTTTTACGTTTACCCATTTAGGTGGATTGTCTGGACATACACTTGTTCTCCATCTAGCTTTAACAGGCATATAGCATCCGCATAGATTACATGTTTGCCTTTTTGAAAAGTTAGGGCATTTCATACAGGCCTCTATTCTTTCAGAGTATTTAGTAAGTGTAACACTTTTAAATCCGTCATTACCGTGCTTTTTTAAAGCTTCGGCAAAATCCCATACCATTTTTGCAAGTCCTTTCATTATTCTGAATATTCTAGTACTATTTGAATCAGTTTACCTTTTTTACTGTACGTAACACTTATAATATTCTCTTCATCAGTAAATACTACTATTAGTTTACTGCTGCTAAGATCTCCTAAGTATACTGATCTCCACTCCATCCAGGTCTAAAAATAACTTTGAATAAATGTAATTACCATCTTTTTGAGTTATAGCTCCTTTATCTTTTAACCTTTTTATGTAAGTGTTTAATCCTGATACAGACATGTCAAGTACTTTTGCAGTGTCTTCTCTATGAGGTTTACTACAAAATTCTTTATGTATTGTATCTATAAGGTAAGACAGAACATTTATTTCTTTATTTGTAAGATTGTATATACCGTTCCATAAACTTACTCTTTGGTACGTATTTTTTACCGGGATCTTCAGTTTGAGTATTTTGCTATCAGTCGACATCGTTCAGGTGTTACTTCTAATTTAGATAGTGCATCAGGTAATCTGTTATAGCTTTCAGCTATCAGTCTCATATCGTTGGTTTTTGCCATATGCTCGAGGAGTCTAGATACTTCCCTATCCAGATCTCCTGCGAGCTTTTTAGCTTTAACCCCTACTTCTGAGTTTTTTTGAAGAGTTTCAAAATCCTCTAAGGATATTGTCACTGTTCCTTTCATTACTCTACCATCATGATCTGATTCTCTTGTACAACCAGATATGCTACTTCATCTTTATCGTGAACTACAGCAAAAGGCATTCTAGGATCTACAATTACCATTTTACCAGACTTGATTCTAGAGTCTAAAACTCTTTCTCCTGCAGAGTGTACTTCTAGAATGTTTGTTTTGATCTCTTCTATTTGATCTTCTTCAAGCTGCGATTTAGCTTCTTTAGATAGTTTAATAATAGAAGATTCTTTTTTCTTTTCTCTTGGATCTATTAAGGCAATCCATGTTCCCGTAGCTTTCATTATAAAATATGTTATTAGTTCAATTACAAATTTAGTAATAATTATTTGTTATTGATCTTGCTGCTTTTTCTTCCAGTCATCAGCCAGCTTATCCTGCCATACTTTATTGCTTATTGTAAAGTATCTACTGCACTTTTTAACCCTGCATTGTAATTGATGCTTAGGGATACCTGTAGCACTATATCTTGTTTTTCTTAATATAACATCTGTAGATCCACACGACGGGCAGGAAAATCTTCCATAACCTGTATGCGCACCTGTATGTGTATTATGATTTACATATGGCTGCAACTTATGAAATACATCTTCTAATAACTCTACATCTTTTTTGCAATACTCTACCATTTTATCTAGAGCAGCTTCATCATTATGCAGTGTGATCTTAACCCAGTCATCAAACCCTACTGGACTTTTTCCTTCACTAAAAAGCAATTTACCTAGATAATCAAGTCTGTTAGAGTTAAATCTAAAATGTGTACGTGCTTTTTTAAGTGTGTCGTAACTGTTTAATTTGGGTGGACATTCTATACCGTGTACAAGGCATCGTGTACGTATCCATTTTTCATCAAAGCGATCTCCATTATGGGCTACAAGTTCATCAGCAGTTTTAGCCACCTCCATAAAATGCGAAAGGAGCGCTTTATCACACCCCTTATTCCATTCTAAACTATGTACTGTATCTTGCCCCTCCCACTTATAACAGATGCATATTATAGCACGTTCTTTTATGATATTATCGTGAGATATGTTTACTTTATATCCAGCTCCCCAAAAGAAACCTATGTTAGGTGATGTCTCTATATCATAGAATAGTCTTTTAAATCCTTCTGGAGGTAATTCAAAGTTTAATAGTTTCATTTGTCTTGTGGCATTATTCTTTCCCTATAGAACTTTATGTCTAGGGTTTTTATTTTTGCCGCTATAACCTTCCATTTATCATCAGCTTCTTTCCTTTCCTGGGTTGTGCTGTCAGTTCCAAGGCTTGCTTGAATAGCTGCATTTTCTTTTAAGAGGATGTCTATTTCTTCTCTAACATCTTCCTCTGTGTAATAGTAATATGTCATCTAGTAATTAAGTCACGTCCCACCCCTATAGATATAAAGTGCTCCCCGTTATATCCGTAACTAGCACTAATATAAGTCTTTTTAATAGAACTATGTATACCTAAACCGAACAGAGGTTTATAAGATCTATTAAAATCGCTTTGTAGAGCTGCAATACCATGCAACCCTAAACTCCAAGTAAGTGGGACTTTTTTTGGTGTATATACAACACTTAGTTTTTCAGATCTGTTCTGATAGTTCTGCCAAGTAA